ACAGTCAACAACTTCTTGACTGATGATGACGCATGGTTCTTGACTACTGACGTACCTAACGGTCTCAAGCACTTCACACGTGCTGCGATGACTACAGGCATGGACGGCGATTTCGATACTGGTAACGTACGTTACAAGGCTCGTGAGCGTTACAGCTTCGGCTGGTCAGATCCACTGGGAATCTTCGGATCTCCGGGTGCTGCATAAGTAGCTTAAAAGCTACTGCTAGAGGGGACCTTCGGGTCCCCTTTTTATTTGACTCAATCTTTTACCTGTGCTTTAGTAAGCGTAACTAGGAAAAGGGTGCGTCGGACTGACCTAGCAGACGACATGCAGACAGGCGCACTAAACTCGCATGTGAGGACATCGCAATGGCATCAACTACCTTCTCAGGTCCAGTCACTTCTACGAACGGCTTCGTCGGTGACATCAAAGTTCCAACTTATACTGTAGCTTCTGCTCCATCAGCTTCTGATGCGGGTGCAGGTACGCTTATCTATGTTTCTAACGGCGCGGCGGGTTCAGCAATTCTTGCTTTCTCTGATGGCACTAACTGGAAGCGTTCTGATACTGGCGCAACAATCGCAGCAGCGTAAGAGGTGACTTATGAGTCGTTTTAAACCAGCTTCAGCAGAAGAAATGGCGGCTCGTGGGTTAAACCCTGACGGTACTCCTATGAAAAAGGCAGAACCGGCTCAGAAAAAACCCGCAGCTAAAAAACCTGCAGCTAAGAAGGAAACTAAGTAATGCACTCTGATGGTAAGACTACTACCGTAACCGGATCTGGTGCGGTGTTTGGTGGTCCTGCTCGGATTATGGGTATCTACTATGTCGCCAGCGGAACCGCTGGTAGCGTAGTTATTAAAGACGGTGGAGCCAGTGGCACCGCTGTTATTACTGTAGCTACCCCTGCGTCTGCTACTGCTACGAGTTACGTAGATTTGTCAGCCGCCCCAATCCGTTGCGAGGCCAGTGCTTATGCCACTATTGCCAATGTAACTTCGGTTACAGTGCTGTATGCGTAGGTTATGTAATGCGTGCGTATTACAAGAAAGGCGGTAAGACCGCCGCGTGGCAGCGTAAAGAAGGTAAGAGTGAGTCTGGTGGGCTGAATGCTAAAGGCGTCGCTAGTTATCGGAAACAGAATCCCGGTAGCAAGTTAAAGACGGCTGTAACTACCAAGCCCAGCAAACTCAAAGCCGGATCAAAGGCCGCTAAGCGCCGTAAGTCTTTCTGCGCTCGTATGGAAGGTATGAAGAAGCGGAATACCAGCTCAAAGACAGCGAATGATCCGAATAGCCGTATTAACAAAAGTTTACGTAAGTGGAATTGCTAATGGCGACTAGAGCTAAAAAGTTACAGGAAGTTACAGTGTCAATGGAGGACAAAGAGCTACAGGCTAAAGATGTGCTTCTGTTATTAGAGTCGCATGAGAAAGAATGTAGCGCTAGGTACGAACGTATTGAAGAGAAGCTGACTGACCAGAAGGCTTTTCTTGAGAAACTGGATCTACGTATGTGGGGCTTAGCCGTGCTTATCGTAGGTGTTGCCGTAGCAGAGAGGTTTATGTAATGGCCAGTAAATTTTTAAAAGCAGTTAGCCCAGCGGCTATGGCTTTAAGCGATGGTGGTATTAAAGGTGTTATGCGTAATTTTTCTCCAGCGTATAACCTTGCAAAAGGCAAAGACGAAGAGAACGATTCCTTGCTTCGTAAAGCCATGAAACAAGGCGCTGCAGGTAAAGCTGCGGGTATGAAGAAAGGCGGTAAAGTTAAAAAGAACCGTGGTGACGGCATTTGTCGTCAGGGTAAGACAAAAGGACGTATGGTATGAATTATTGTTCAGGGTGTACAACCAAAGCAAAGTGTAAGGCTGCTAATAAGTGTCTTGGACCTAAGAAAGTAGTTAAGAAGAAAATGGGTGGTGGCTTCCCCGATCTTAACGATGACGGCAAAGTTACTAAAGCCGACATCCTTAAAGGTCGTGGCGTCAAAGGCGCTAAAATGGGCGGCAAGATGAAGGGCTACAAAAATGGCGGTAAGATCGACGGTTGCGCTATGCGCGGTAGAACTCGTGGACGTACTGTCTAGTGCGTAGCTACTATAAGAAGGGTGGATCTGTTAAAGACGCTTGTTACCACAAGGTAAAGGCGCAGTATAAGGTCTTCCCTTCTGCCTATGCTTCGGGTGCTATCGCCAAGTGTAGAAAGAAGCGAGCTGGTAAAAAGTAGTGGCTGTCCGTAAAACCGCTAAAGGAGCCGCGTTAAAGCGCTGGTTCAAAGAGGACTGGAAAGATGTTCGTACTGGAAAAGCATGTGGCCGTGGAGAAGGTGAGAAGCGTGGTACGCCGTATTGTAGACCGAGTAAAAGAGTTTCTAGCAAAACTCCGAAAACGTCTGGTGAAATGACGGCGGCGGAGAAGAAAAAGCGTATAGCGCAGAAGAAGCGCCTAGGACAACCAGCAGGCAAGCCGCGTAGAGTGGCCCCGCTTAAAAGGAAGAAGAAGTAATGGCAACGTCAGGAACAGCAGCCTTTGACCTAGACCTGAACAACCTCGTTGAAGAGGCGTTTGAACGTTGCGGCGTAGAACTTCGCACGGGTTATGACATGCGTACGGCTCGCCGTAGCCTTAACCTTCTGTCTATCGAGTGGGCAAATCGTGGTATCAACCTGTGGACTATTGAAGAAGGCTCCATCGCCTTAACTGACGGTACAGGCACTTACAATTTACCCGCTGATACGATTGACTTACTTGACCATGTGATACGTACAGGAACTGGTACATCTCAGTCAGACCTTAGTATGACGCGAATTAGTGTATCTACCTACGCTAGTATCCCTAACAAGAATGTAGAAGGGCGTCCGATCCAAGTGTGGATTGACCGTCAAGCGGATGTGCCGCAAATCAACGTGTGGCCAGTCCCTGATGGCAGCTATACATTTACTTATTGGCGTATGCGCCGTATTCAGGACGCGGGTAACGGTGTAAACAACCAAGACATTCCGTTCCGTATGCTTCCATGTTTGGTCGCTGGGTTGGCGTATTACTTGTCTCTAAAGATCCCAGAGGCTATGAACCGTATCGAGATGCTCAAGGCATCATATGAAGAACAGTGGACTTTGGCTTCTGCGGAGGATAGAGAGAAAGCCTCGTTGAGGTTGGCTCCACGTGAGTTCTTCTACTAAGGAGCAGATATGGCATTTGCTGCCGGTAAAAGAGCATTAGGAGTATGTGACCGTTGTGGGTTTCAGTACGAACTGAAAAAGCTGAAGCCACTGACGATCAAGACTAAGCAGGTAAATATACTGGTTTGCCCTACGTGTTGGGAGCCAGATCAACCGCAGTTGCAGTTGGGTATGTATGTTATTGAAGACCCACAGGCGCTACGGAATCCTAGACCTGACAATAGCTATGCTGAGTCTAGGGAGATACAATGGGGCTGGAACCCTGTTGGGCTATCAAACCCCTCTAATATCAGTGGGTTACCGAATAAACTTGTAGCTACTGGTGAAGTAGGTACAGTAACAGTGACTTCGTAGGAGATATTGTGAACTACACTACGCTGTTTGAAACAATCAAAGGGTACGTTGAGAACGACTTCCCTAACACTACGTGGACCACTACTACGGGTACTTCTGCGGATTTCACTGGTAAGGAGCAGCTCGATACATTTATCAAGCAAGCAGAACAGCGAATTTACAACGGAGTACAGATTCTTGATCTTCGCAAGAATGTTACTGGTTCGGTTACTACCAGCAATAAGTATGTCACTCTGCCTAGTGATTGGTTGGCAACTTATTCATTGGCTGTCGTAGACGGCGCTGGGGCGTACAGCTACCTGTTGAACAAGGATGTGAACTTCATCCGTGAGGCGTTTCCTACGCCAACAGATACTGGGTTGCCCTCTCATTATGCGACTTTTGATAAGAACTCCCTGATTGTTGGGCCTACCCCTGACAGCACATATACAGTGGAGCTTCACTATTTTTATTACCCAGAAACTATTGTCACAGCTACTAATACTTGGCTTGGCGACAACTTTGACTCTGTTCTTCTTTATGGTGCTTTATTAGAGGCTTATACTTTCATGAAAGGTGAGTCAGACGTTATAGCACAGTACCAAAAACGGTATGACGAAGCGCTAGCGCAGCTTAAAATTCAGGCTGAAGGTAAAAACCGTCAGGATATGTATAGGACTTCTCAAGTTAGATACCCAGTAGGGTAAGGAGTAAAAAATGGCAATTACACAAGCATTGTGTACGTCTTTCAAGCAACAGGTTATGCAAGGCGACCACGACCTTGACAACGATACGATAAAGATGGCGTTGTATACTTCGTCGGCTACTCTTGATGCGACTACTACAGCTTATTCGGCTACCAACGAAGTTAGTGGGACTAACTATACAGCCGGTGGAGTTACATTATCTGGTGGTTCTGTAACAGTAGACGGCACAACTGCTATTGTTGACTTTACTGATGCTGTATTTAGTAATGTGTCTATTACCGCTCGTGGGGCTTTAATCTATAACTCTAGTGCTACAAATACTAATGCCGCTATTTGTGTATTAGATTTTGGTGCAGACAAAACCGCAACAGATGGAGACTTTACGGTTATCTTCCCTGCTGCAGCGGCGGGTACGGCTATTGTACGGATTGCGTAAATGGCTATCGCGGTCAAAGATCGAGTTAAGGAGTCCACCACCACTACAGGCACGGGAACTCTTACGCTAGCTGGGGCTGAGTCTGGCTACCAGTCATTTTCTGTTATAGGCGACGGAAGTGAGACCTATTACGCGATTGTTGGTGATACTGAGTGGGAAGTTGGAGTAGGTACTTACACAGCTAGTGGTACTACACTGTCTCGTGACACGATTCTTGAGTCCTCTAACAGCGGTTCCGCTGTAAATTTATCCGCTGGTACTAAATACGTATTTGTCACCTACCCCGCTGAAAAGTCCGCCTATCTTGAGCCAGACGGCACCTCTACTTTCTTTGACCCTGCGGGAACAGCAGTGGCACTCGCAATCGCACTAGGATAGGACAATGGCAAACACATTCAAGGTAAAAACATTTGACGGGTCATCGACAGCGGCATCGACTGCTATGACGATCTACACCTGTCCTTCTGCAACCCAGACAACCATCATTGGTATGTCCATCGCAAACATCGGCACATCGCAGTGCTTGGTAAATGTCACGCTAGAGAACAACGATGGCGATAACGTGTATGTTGTGAAGGGTGCGCCGATTCCTGTTGGGTCTACCTTTGTTCCTGTTGGCGGTGACCAGAAGATCGTGATGGAGCCTTCTGATGTGATTAAGGTGACCTCTGATATTGCCAACTCTGTTGATACAACATTAAGCATCTTGGAGATTGCGTAATGGCGATTAGCAAGATTGATCCTGCGGGATTGGATTTAACTGGGGATGCGGCATTTGATACCGACACTCTGGTGGTGGACAGCACGAATAATCGGGTGGGGATTAATACGGATAGTCCTGCTTTTCCACTTCAGATTGTTGATTCAGGTACAACTGCAAACGTAGAAATAGAAAGCAGTCTTTCTACTGGTGCGGCTAACACTGGCGGCCTTGTTATCTTATCCGGTCATAATGGCACAACAGCTTCCCGCGACTATGTTTATATTAAAGGCGCAAAAGAAAACTCAACAGTCGGAAATGACGATTCTTACTTTAGTATTTCAACACGAAAGACTGGAGGAATACCCGCAGAACGTATACGGATCGACTCCGATGGTAAGTTGCTTTGCGGTATAACATCGGATGCGACAACCGCAAATGCAGGTTTCAGTATTGTAGGCTCAGCCGGTCGAATTGAGGCATTTACCGCAAGCGGTAACAAGGTAATGCGATTTTATAAAGTTGCAGGAAATGAAAACGGCTCAATTCAAATGAACGCATCGTCTGTTTCCTACAACACATCCTCCGACTACCGCCTCAAAGAAAATGTAGTCGATATGACAGGTGCGGTTGATCGTGTCAAAGCACTCAATCCATCTCAGTTCAACTTCATTGTTGACCCTGATACTACTGTCGATGGCTTCTTAGCGCATGAGGTTGCTGATGTAGTTCCTGAAGCTGTCACAGGAACTAAAGATGCCATGCAGACTGAGGAGTATGAAGTTACTCCTGCTGTATTGGATGAAGATGGCAATGTCGTCACTCAAGCTG